ACGCCAAATTCGTTAGATATGTATTCAACATCTGGCAAACTTAAAATAACATGATTGTTATTAAACAGTATCTGAGGATTAGTCGAAGTGCTTAAATCTCTCTTATATCTTATTCCACCATCAATGTAATAACTATTATATTCTAATGTCTCACCGTATACAAGTACATCGTTGATGCTGTTGTAAACATAAACTTGATTGTAGTTTCTTTCAGTGTCTACAACCTGAGTTGAGAACGAATCAAAATATGTTTCAGTGTTATCAAAAATAGTATAATCGTTGTTAATACCATTTGTACTTAGAACAACTAAATCGTTGTTGCTAAACTTAACAACATGACCAAATCTTTCATTTAAACTTGCAACTGGAGCATATAATGTTTGAGATAACTCAAATTCTCCTAATGTAGTATTGTATGTATAAACATATACTGCACCTGAATCTAGCCCATTAGTGTCACTAGAAACTGCACCTACTGCAATTTTTGATCCAGTTTCGTTTATACTTGATGATATACCCCATTCTTCATCTGCATTAACTGAATTAATTGTTTCATAAAATTTGTATCTGTTTTCTTGTTTTCTATAAACGTTTAATTGGTTTTCTTCTGTGACTGTATTTTTACTTAGAATTATTAATACTTCACCATCTTTGCTAACATCAAAAGTTTTACCAATGTTTGTTGCATCATTGTATGTGGTACTATCAACATCGCCGTCAAGAATATTAACAATAGGTAGATATCCTAGTCTATCAATATCTGCGTCAACTAATTCCCATGCAGGTAACCCTGTCCATCCACCTGGAGCAACATTAACAGTTGCTTGATAGATAGAACCATTGTAGTAAACTTTTTCATTTGCTAGGTATGAGTACGATGCATTGTAATCGCCTCTGTATGTTTCGTCAACACTGTTACCAAATTTATCGTCTCCGTATGGCTTGTCAAACAAGTATATTCTACCGTCATTCTTTTCTGAACGAACAAATAAGTTGTAAGTTAAGATAGTGTTAATGCTACTCTTAACACTTAGACCAAATTTTTCATTTGCAGACGGATACGATGACATTATAGTTTGAATTAATTCAAACTGACCATTTAATGCTTTTTTGTAAACATGAATCATACCTTGGTCAGCAAGGCCGCTGCCTGTACCGTCAACATCAGGTTCTAAAATTTCTACTCTTGCCCAGTCTTGGCTTTCAAGATGTACTGTACTTCCATCTTCAGGAAGATCAATTAGTGCTCTCCACAGTGTTCCTCTGTCGCTAACAATATCGCCAGCACTATAAGCACTGCCTGGTGTAATTTCTCCAACATATCTACTTAATACGTTTGATGCATATGGAGCACCTACAAACAGATATTGTCCATCAGCAGTTATATCTACACTTGTACCAAACCCAGTATCAGGATCAGAGAACAAGTTTGGATAATCAATAACTTGACTTTGAACATAACTTCCTAGTTCACTACTACGACTATAAACAACTACTTGGTTTGAATTTTTTTTGCCTATTGCTAAAATTGTATTACTACTGTTTCCGCAAATAGCATCACCAAATGATCTATCATTATCGCCGTTTGGTAATTCTTGTTTTTGAGAGTAGGCAAATTGATTTTCGTATGTGGCAAACTTTTCATCGCCTGTGTTATCAATCCAAATTTTGTCGCCGGCTGTAACACCTTTGTTTATAAACAATGTATTTGCATCATCGAGTGTTTCAAGTCTTTTTGATAGCATTTGAGTTACAACACCTGTTGTACTATCGCTAAGGTCTTTACTGCTATCGGTAAGAGGTGTGTTTAGTGCAAACTCAACATAGTTAGGACCTTTTGCTGTAACAAATCTAAATCCATCTACTTCGGAATTTATTTGTCTTAAACCTACTAAATCGTCTACTTCAAATTTTATATTTTTATTAAAGGTTGCTCTAAAACCTGCGTCAGTGCTGTCAATTCTAATAATACGAGCAGGTACAATTACATGCTGATATACATTCCATGTATTTTTGTACTCGGGTACCCAAACGCAATCACCAATATTAACACCAGTAATATCCAATGCTAAAATATCATTAAATGTTTTAGCAATAAAATCTATCTGATCAAGTTTTACATATCCAGCAGTTTTGCTTACTTCGTCTGATGTAAATTTTACAGGCAACGGAGCATTATTGTAGTTTTCTGGTTTTATGTAAACATCTTTACTTGGATATTGATATGTTAAATCTGTTCTAGTATTATCTACATTTTGTACCAGTTGCAATAACTGTGGTTCTATGCGGAATTTCGATTCGTCTAGTGCTAATTCAAACTCTTTATAAGTGTCAGTGTTTCCATACTGTCCAACACGGAATGCCCACTCTTCGTAGAATTGTAAACTATCTCTATCAGCACTGCCTAATTTATCGAACAATTTTGTAAGTGAATTGTTAGTACCCTTATCTTGAATAAATCCTTGATAGAATTTATATTGGCTAATATCATCAGTTATGATATTGCCAAGGTATTCACGTTTTTGATAGCCAATTAAATGCTGTGCAAGACGTTGTTGCTCACTATCAAAATTGTCAGTGTCTAAATCATAAAAATCGGCAAATTGTTTTACACGATAATCCCAGTTAGGTTTTAACGCACTTTCTGGTTTTTCTGGTAATCTATTAAAGTTTGTATCTTCGAATACTTCAGTACCAGTGTGTGTATTTTTTGCTGAATAATAAAATTCTTTGTATTTTACTAGATCACCAATTGTGTAATCTTGGTATGGTTCCCAATCTGTTATAACAACATCATCAAGAATAAATCCTGGAATATTTAATGTACCATTCCACTCATCAGTTCTATAACCTGAAACTTTGATACGTTCTTGTCTATACCCGGCATTAGGATCATAAATGGTATCATTGAATACAGTGGTATTGTCAATTAACACTACATGTTCTGTTTGCACTAGTAAAAGTTTTGCAAAATAAATTCCTTGTTCGGTGTTAACTGGTATTACACTAAATTGTGTACTGTTGTCTCTATTAATATTGCTAAAAGAAGATGTAATTTGATTTCCATTTTCATTTAACAATCCATAACCAAACTTGCCTTGATGTACATCATATACTGTGTAATAATTTCTACTAAACACTAGTTTATTAGCAGCTGGACTTAATGTAATAATTGTTCCTGCTGCCCAATTCTGTGTTGTCCAGAAAAGGAATTCTTTGGCAATTTGTTTCCAGTTTTCGATAACATTGTATTCACTATTAAAGTAATCAAAAACAAATCCTTGATATTCTAAGTATTTTCCGTATCCTAAAAGAAAATCTATCAAGTCTTGAACATTGCCAAACTCAGTACCATATTGTAATACTGTAGGGTTTTCTTCAAATGTTTTTCTAAAATAAGCTGTAACACCACCAAACACCGGAAGTTCTTTTAAACGTGAAAAATTCGAATTAACAAAACTTGTTGTTGTATTATGTGTAGTTGTTGCTCTATAAAACTGATTGTTGTATCTTACAACCTTACCTGCAACAATAGTTTTATTTTCTGACCACTCAATATAACTTTCGCTGATTCCACCTACTGTCGATGATGGATCAACTTGAGTCGGAACAGCTCTAAAATATTTAAACACAGGATTTTCAATATCGTATCCTTTTACCTTGTAACCTTTAGATGTTTTTTCAACTACAACACCACTGTAATTTACAATTTCAACAGGACTACTTGTAGTGAGTTTTATTTTATAGTTCTCACTAGGTACAAATACGTTTCCTTTGTTTAATGGAGTTCTGCTATCAAGTATAAGTTTTAGTTTTTCTTTTTCTGCAAAACCAGCAAGTTTAAATGCCATTTTTTGATTTAAATTTGTTAGTTCTTCAATATATGATTGCATAGTTGTATCAACATTGGTGTATATTGCTTCTGCAATCCAATTTACTAAACCTGCTGTATACACAACATTATTGTTGTTTTTAGTTTTTGGAAATACTAAATCTTTGGTTCTTAATCTTTTTTCAGTATCTTCGTAAACTAACTGACCTACAAAATTTCTCTTAATTCTGCTTCTGTCAAATGTTAAGCCAAACACTCTTGCTGGTCTTAAAACAATTAAAGCCATCATTAAGGAATATGGATAGTCGCTGCTGCGTCTCCACGCAGTTTCAACTGGTGCACCGTCTCCAAATGCAAAACTTCTAGTTTGTGTTCTAAAACTAAATTCTTTTGCATAATTAGATTCTAACGGACTTATTAATTCACCGTATTCATTTACAGGTATATTGTTTACTAGACCAGGACGTAGATATTTTTTGTTTCTAATAACTGCTTTGCCTGGCTCTCTAATTACGCCTTTTTCGAGATCTTTCCAAAGTATTAAGTTATCTTTAGTATACGGTGCAGGACCATAAACATCAGTCCACCAGCTAGGCATAATGCTAAATCCTAGCATTTCCCAAGGATGTGTATGTGGACGATCTGTGTCAAATGCATTTTTATAAATTTCTCTCCAGAAACCCGGAAGCTGTTGTCCTTGTGCATTTACACAACGACTGTAATTATATGTAAAAGTTTCACCTTCTTGTATAATACTTCCATCGGTATAGTTTAGATTACCTGCTTTTCTTACCCACTTAACAAATTCGCTGATTAATATATTGTTTATTTGTGAATGTGTAATTCCAGTATTTCTATAGAACGAAGGTACATAATCAGCAATATCAAATATACTTGGATTGTATTCAACTTTGATATTGTTAAAAATTCTACGTTCAAGTTCTATTAATAAATCATCTCTGTAATCGCCATATGCAATAGTAATACTACCGTCGTGACCCCTAATAACTTCTACAGGTTCTGCATAGCTAGTATCTACAAACTTTTCTGGAACATACTTTGGATATATTCCTAATACACTAGGTGTTTGCGGAATATAACTTGCTTCAGTATTTTCGTATTCGTTGATAGTAACAATATCATCATTGGCTAATGTTGCAGTAATTAATACAAATCCTTCGTCAGTAAATGTGTAATCTACACCATGCACAAGTTGTTCACCGTTTAAGTAAACATACACTGCTCTGTTTGTTAATGAATTTAAATTAAATGGTGTGCTTAATGCAAAATAAGGATTTCTATAATCTAAAACTGTATATTCTAATTCTTTGTATCCGCCAAAACCGATCATGTCAGAACTGTAAAACGGCATTGTTTTTGCTTTTGTTTTAACATATTCTTTCATTACCAATTCAAACATCTTTTTAGATGTTGTATCAACACCAATGTTTTCAGCAATTTGAATTAAAGACTTTTTAAACTTTGAATATTCATCTTTTGCAAAAATGATTGATTTTAGTATGTCTGCATTTTCGTCTGCTAAATGATACAGCGGCAAATTGATAGGACCGCTATGTTGAACAAACTTAGTTCCGTAAGACGATACATTTCCTAAATCACGCAAATTATTTGCACCTGGCTGTATGCCTACAAAATTATTCAAGTCTTGTGTGATGCTGGTTATATGTTCGTTGATTTGACCAAATGTAAACTCTGATAGATTGTTGTTTAACGGATTATTTTCAAAGTTGCTAGGTATCTCATAATAACCGTTATCGTTTTTATCAGCAGTAGTATATGTTTTTATAACAACAATATCTGTTGATTCAAGGTCTGTGTTTAACACAACTCTACGTGTTGTATTAACATTTACCAATGAGTAATCAACACCTTCGACTAGTGTATCGTTATTTTTATAAACTTTAACAATTAAGTCTGTTAAACTAGCACTGTTATTATAAACGTCAATTGGCAAGTTGTTTACACGTTCTTGACCTGTAAATCCTTGAACTACAAATTGTCTGCTAAGTGTGTGGGCTTTTGTCCATCCGTTAGCATATTCAAATGTTTCGCCTAAGGCATCGTAAACTTTAAAAAATCCAACATCACTATTAATTGTATATGTTTGTTGATTAACTTTATACGAATACGTATCAGTTTGAATATTGTTATCAAATATAATGTCTCCACTGTTTACTAGGTTTTTGTAAACCAATGGAAATCCTAGTTCAATATCATTTACACCTTCGCCTTCTCTATAAGAGAAAATTTTGTTTCCTTTAAAATCAGTAGCATCATAGTAATTTGTATCGCTAAAACTAATACCGTTTTCGTCATACAAATCAAACATAATAGGTTGGTTAACTTTTGTTTTATCTTGAGCCATTACCCATTCTATACCATTGTACCAGAACATACGGCCAGCATAATCGTTACCTGAACGAATTAAAACTGTTTCGTCCTCAAAAGGTAATGCATCCTCATCTTCGATTAAACTTATTTGATAATTGTTTAGATGTCTTATAAATGTAACTTTATAGATTTTTCCGTTGACCATTAAATCAGGATCTGCTACAAATAATACACGCATACCTTCAACTAGTTCAACTCCATCAACATGATGTCCTATACTTCCTTCAATGGTGCTAAAAACATCTTTTGTATATGTGTCTATTAAGTCAACTGTGTTTTTCTTTTTAGTACCATGATTTAACAATCTAATGCCAGCTTCAAATTCAATAATTGGACGTTTGGCTCTAGCACTTTGATCTAAGTCCATTAATTGATTGTTAATTTCTGCACTTTTTGCAATGACGTCTTTGTGGAACCAACGATTATATCTTGACCATGCATTTTTACTACTATCTGTTCTTGCCATTACAATGTAATCTTTAGTACCTGCATAGCTTTTTGCATCACTAAAAGGAACACGATCAAAACCATTTGTATCAAATGGAATTACAGTGTCTTGTGTAAACGCTGCTGGAACTTGCAAGTCAATAACTGGTACCAACGAAATACTAGAACCAACACCTTCTACATAATAAAACCCAGTTGCATATGTCTCCGGTGTTACATTGCCAATAAAATACACTTTCATACCATTTGACAACGACCAACCATCGCTGGTAGTATAAGTTTTTTTACCAATAATTTCTGCTTCAACATCAATTACACTGTTTTCTTCGATGCTAAAAACATCAAATGCACAACTAGTATCTAAATCAAATTGACTTACAACATATAATGTATCTGGTGCATTTTCAGGAATTGTAAATTCTATTACACCCTTTTCAATGTATCCATCTTCAATAAAATATTCAGGTTCGATCAACGGATCTAATTCAGGATACAGTGTAACACCTTCTGTGTAAAGTGTTGAAATTAACGAAATGCTTTCGCTTAAAGGATCGGGCTTAACACTACGACTAGTTGCAATACTAATTGGACTACCGTCTGTGTTTACTTCAAAACGATATGTTTGTCCTCTGTATAATTTAATACGAGGATTTCTAGTCTTTCCATCAGGTGTAAAAATTAATGCAGTATTATCATCGTCGATAACAGTTTTAATTTGATATGTGCTTGTAATTCCTAGTGCTTGTCCTTTTACAGGTACTTCTTGAGGACCGTTAGGTAACCAATAGTATTCACGGAAATTACTAAATTTATCAAAATCAATGTGAGGGTTCCAAGCATAAAATTCTTGTTCGTTTAATTTGCTATGGTTAGCAGTAGTACCTTTATAAACATTAACTAGTCCGATTAGATCTTTGTAGTCTTTGTAAAACTTTGCATTTCCAAACTTATCTTCGTAAACTGTTGCTGGTTCAAATTGATAGTTGTTTCTAAATGCATTTATATCATCAACATAATTGTCATCTACTGATACTGCTTTTGCTTCTCTGCGTCCAACAAATCCACTAAGTTTTTCAACAACACCAGAATTAGTGAACTGGTCTAATGTACTACCTAAGAACTTTTTGTTTGCATCAGTTCTAAAATAACGAGGTAAGAATTCACTAGTCTGTCTTGGGTCATTCTTTCCTGTTGGTAGTGGATATTCGTTCTGGTTATCGTTGTATGCCATTATGCATTATCTCCGCCGGTAATAATATATGTGCTTGAGGCTGTGTTACTTTGTACACCTGAATTTGCAGTAGTGCTACTTGAAATTACTGCACCAGATGCTTGTAATCTGCTTGCTGTGATTGCATCAATAATTTTGATATCGTCAACTGTTGCTGTACTAATAAAGATTTCGTCACTTTCTGATTTTATTTCATAAAGACTTCCAAAGCTCTGTGTTTCTTGAACTGGAACAAGAACAACACTCACAACATCTGGCGAAAGTTTATTCATAATATATGTTGAAAGTTCTGTAAAATAGAACGTTTCGCCAAAGTCCCAATTTTCTAATGCAAAAAATTCATTTATTGCATCAATTGTTTTTGCTTTTACTTCGTTGTCGTTTACAATTTTTTCAATATTTTTTACAATTTTAATTTCTGCTTGTAAATCAACACTTGCATTGCTACCAAAAAGTGGTTTGTATTTTACTGGATGATAAATTACTTCGTCACTAACACTTTTAATTTTATTAACTTCTTGACCGTAGTTAAGGAATAAATTATCGCTGCTAGGAGGAAGAGGTTTAGTTGTTGTTTTACCAGAAATCCAATCTCTATAATCATTATCGTATGTTCTTGTTAACAGATATACATCCATGATATTGCTACTACTTGGATCAATTCTCATTGTATCATCAGCAGCATGTAAATATTCAAATTTAATTCCGCTACGCCCAACAAACGCTTGGTAATTGGCTGTTTGTGCCAGCGTATTAGTTGCAGTGTTTAATACTTTAAAAATATCTTTTTCTACAAGATAAAAAACAGCACCATTATCATATTGACTAAATGCACCAATCGATGCTTCACTTCTAACCACTGTTATATTTTCTGCAACAGCATCAACATAGTTGTATGTTTCTGTCTTGTTTATTGTTGCTTTCTTTTGGAAAATATATTTGGTTAACGGATTTACTGTTGGAGCAACAAAATGATCAAAAATATCAGGATCGTCAATAACACCATCGTTGTCGCTGTCGTAAAAACCAATTTCTACTTTTTGACTATCAACATATCCTGCACTGTTTTTGAACTCGTTTTTAATTTCCCATACAAAACTATTAGTAAAACTACTTAAACTATCAGGTTGATTGTTGTTACTCAAAAGAGTAATTTTATCTTTGATAACTTTTCCTGTTTTACTGTCATAGATTTTGTTATTGCCATCAAAGTAAAATCTTATACGCTCTTCACTTTCGTAAATGTATCTTGATCCTCTAGATGTAACTGTGTATTTTTCGCCATCTGTTTCAAACAATAATAACCAACTAGCATCAAGTTGCTGATTTGTGTTATCACCTGTTTTACCTAAACTAAATGGAGATATTGAATTCAAGTTTGTGTTTGTAATAACTCTCCAAGTTCTTGTTTCTGTATCGTAACGTAAACCAAAAGTTTTGTAAGCAAATATCTGATCTACTACTTGACGAGTTACATCAGTAGAAATACTTGTTGCTAATACAGGAATAATTTGTTTAAGAGTTGCTTTAACTAAATCTGTAGACGGAATAATATCGTTGAATACAATTGGACCTAATCCTGTATCATTATCAACAACTGTTCCGTTTTCAACAATGCTTATTACTTTAACCCAACGATAAGTTAAGTCACCAACTTCAGTTGGCGTTCCTGCAACAATTCTATTTCCTCTAAAAAAGTAGCCTGTAGGTGCTTCAAATTTTAATAGTGCATTTGGTTCAATAAAACGCAAAATACTCTGTGTATAAGAACTTACACTTGCTTTAAAATTGTTTTCATCTACAAAATAACCTGTGCTTCTATTTGTATCTGTAGTAACATTTACCCAAGTCAAGTTTAACTCAGAAACTGCTTCTGTTCTAGGGAAGTTTCTAAAGTAATAATTTTTAATTTTATCAGTTTTTAATATAGGTTCAACTTGATTTCTTATAACTGCTTCAATGTCAGTTCTTGTTGTGAATTCAAATCCAGTATAATCATTTAATGTTTCTTTGTAGATAACACCGTCGTTTCCAAACATTAATGTGTTTGTGTATTTTCCTGATGCATCACGTAAATCAAAATATCTACTAATACCACTGCTAGTTCTGTTAACTGCTTTTGTTTTAATAATTTCTTGACTTACACTCGAAATACCAACGTTATAATCTTCACCTGTAATTAAACGGTTTTGTGTATAGTAAGTACTAGGAGCATTTGCTTTAATGCTTGCTGTTTCTTCGCTAGTTGTACCGTTTGTTACAGTGTATTTTAATTCTAAATACAAGTTAAGTGTTTCTTCTCTACCTGCTTTACTAATGTAAGGAATTTGCAGGTTGATATTTGTTAAATCACTTGGTAGTATTTTTAATTGCTTGTTAAGACTGGTTCTATAGTAAAGTTTATATGAACCTTTTGGCAATTCACCAAAAACGCCATCACTGAAAATTAGGCTAATTTTATCATCTACGCGGCTAAGAACACTGTAAATAGTTCTAATGTTTTTGTTAATGCTGTTGTAAATGATATTGTTGCCTTCAATGCTATCAACCTTAGTCCACAACTCACTTTCTAAATTGTTACTATCAAGTTTATATAACCATACATCGCTATTATTAATTTTTGTAGTATCAACATTTACTACTGTATTTGGAGTCGGGTTGTTGATTGCAAATATGTTGTTTTGCATAGAGCCTTGGCGGAAATGACAGAAAAATCCACTGTTATTCGATCCAGCACCTTGCCCATCATCTCTGTACAAGAACGCTAGTTTATTTCCTGGAAACGGCTCTTCTTCATATATTGTATTATTTTCAAAATTAGTACTTGTAATTTCAAATCTAACACTGTTACTATCAATATTTTTTGTAAAACTGTATAACGGTATTTTTGTACTATTTGCATTAAATCTATATTGCTCAGTTAGCACACTATTAATAGTTTCTTTTTTAACTGGACGACCAAATGTATTAGTTGTTGGCAATGCAGCATTTATAATTTTAATAAATTGCTCATACCAATCAGCATTTGAACCATCGTTCCATAAAACTGTTTGTCCACTTAAATTAACACCATTACTATCAAACACATCTTCTGTAGTGCTAACACTTTCAATTTTTAAAAGACCGTTTGCTGCTTGGTTTCTTTTAGGATTGTAACTGATTAAACGTGCTAGTCTAAGAACACTTTCTCTACGGTCAGCAGTTTCGATATAGTTTTCACGAGCATTTAGGTCAGTACGGAAAGCAAGGTTTTGACCTAAAAATGCAATAAGATCGATAAGTGCAAGATATTCTGAGCTTTCAATATAATCGTTGAAATCCTCAGGATAATTTTGACGTATATAATTAATCATTACTCGACGTAGGTTGTCGAAGTCATAACTTTCAAAGTCTGCATACTTGAAACTTTGATAAATTCTTTTCCAATCTTCTGCCAGAAGAAGTCTGTTTTGACGCTCAGTGCTTGACATGTCGTATTCCTTGCTTTATATGATATTTATCTGGATTCAAAAAGTGCGTACATTAAAGTAGACCGTTTGCTTGGTCAAATTTTAGCTGCACAGTTTCGCTAATATTATAAGGCAAATAGGACAATTGACACTTAATTTCTATGCCACTTTCGTACTCAGAAACTTCAACTTTTTGTACGTTTACACGAGGGTCATAGTTTACAATAGTGGTAACATTTTTAATAATTGCTTCTTTAATTTCACTGGTCAACGGCTCATATAAAATATCCCAAATTATTGTACCAAATGTAGGATCGCTAAGTTTTTCACCTTGACGTATATGAAAATGGTTAACAATGTCCTGTTTAATTAATGCTAAATCGTATAATTTAAAGTTTTTAACAGAAGGATTAACCGTGCTCAATCCTCTGTATGCCTTTGAGCGTACAGGACTATCTACTGTTGGTGTGTCTATGGTTATATTTTTATATAGTTGTTGTTCTGCCATACTGTATTTACCCTATTTGTATAGCACCGCCGCTAACTCTGCGGATGTTACTTGATGCTTCTGCTAAGGCAGTTTCTGCTCGTTGTGGGTTTAAGGCAAAAGCAAATCTATCGCCATCTTGTTGTAATACTCTTTGAAATTCTCGTTCAGCTGTTATTGCTCTAGCTGCTAAATCTGCAAATACAGGATTACCTGTTTGTGGGAAGAACGATTCGTCTGCACCTCTTGCAGCACTTGCTAGTCTGTTAAAACCATCTGCAGGATTTTCAGCAAAACGCATTTGTCCTAAAATTTGTCCTGAAGTTGCTGCTGATATAGTAGATGCTAAATTAGGAGATCTTAACACACTTGCACCAACTGCACCAACTGCATCAGATGCAATTGCTTGTAATTCAGGTGTTAATGAATTAAATCCTTCTTGCAAGCTAGAAACTATTCCACTAGCAGCATTGCCTAATTCTTCAATTACAGGTCCAACTCCAGGAATGCTTGTTAAAGCATTACCTAATTCGCCTGCAATATGTCCTACTGCATTTGATAATCCTTGTGATATAGACCCAAGTGCTTGACTTAATCCTGCACTTAATTGCTCTACCATTCCACTTAACGCACCGGTTATTCCTGTTGCATTTAAAAAGTCTTGCATCACAGGCGGTAACCCGGAAAGAAGATTGTTTAATGCACCGCCGAGTATCGAACTAAGACTGCCTTGCAACCCTTGCAAAAACGAATCTGGGTTTAAAAGTACACCTTCTCCTGTTAAACTTTGAATAGCAGTTCTCGGTGCAAGAAATTCTAATCCCGGTGTAAGTCCTGCAAATGTTTCCGGCGGGGGTGTTTCGCTTGCTGCTTCGGTCTGACTACTAGGTGCTTGTGTACTACTTGGACTTCCGGCTAATGACGGACCTATTCCTGCTGCACTAGCTAGTCGCGGATCTACTTGGCCTTGACCGTAGCCAATTTCAGTACTACTTTGTGTGCCAACTCCGCCATCGTTTACCGGCCATGTATCTGCCATAATTACTCCCTCTTACTATAATATTTATAGTTCATTCATAGGCGTTCTATCTGTCTGAACTTTTCTATCTTCATAGTGAATATCTTTGCTTGCATCTGCAACTGCTTCAGTTTTGTCTGGTACAGTTTCCGATGGGTTCCAGTTTTCATGACCATCCCACGGCTCGTGTTGAGGAACACGGAATGGAAATTTAGCTTTAACTGCTTCTGCTGCACTGCCGCCGCCATTAAGTTGTACATCTGGACCACCATCAATCCATGCTGTGCCACCAGCAGTAATTTTGGTGTCTGCACCGCTTTTTGTATTGATTTCTGCACCAGCTGTAATATTGCCATTAGCACCAACTTTGACTTCTAAATTACCTGCTGCACTTTGAAATATATTTTCATTGACAATCATATTGATATTTCTACCAGCTTCAAAGTTAATGTCTCTATCTGCTGTAAAATTCATGTCTGTTTCTGTGTGAAAACTGATACTATCTTGTGCATATACATCAAGTTTACCATTACTACTCATTTCTATCCAACAAGTACCGCGACTATTATTGATATAAATTAAATCTTCGCTTGTGTGCATTAATATTTGAGCACCTGTGCGTGTTTTTAAACGAATCATTTCGTTTGCTGGAATAGTTACATCGCCGCCTTGTTCGCTTGCTTCTTTATTCATGTATTTGTATTCAGTATCTTTTGGTGATCCTTTACGTATTTGTTTGTCATCACCGTCATCGATAAAAATACTGCTACTACCTAGTCTACTAACTGGTATATTTGCTTTGGATTCTTTAACACCAACCGGTGCAGTAGGTTTGCCTCCACGTTTATCTAGTGGTCCAGGACTGCTAAAACCTACAACTGCACTAGGTGTTTCACGTTGAGCACTAGTTGTTGTAATGCCACGCACTTGATCTTCAACTAATCCTTGCTCAATTAGTTTTTCAACTAGTTCTTCGTTTACCGGTCTTTTGTATTTTATAACATTGTTAGCAGCTGGTTTAGTAATTGCTTTGTTGTATTCACCTGTTGGCAAGGGTTTACCAGCATAACCATTTGGAATTTTACCCGAAGTCTGTTCAGTTGCTGGATCACCTGCAGGAAGCATGTATGTCATGCCTCTTTGAGGAATACAAGCAAACCAATATCCATAATCTTGGTTGCCTTCTACAAAGGTTACAAGAACTAAACTGCCAGGATCAGGTGGTACTGCCCACCATCCGTAACTTTTTTGTGTATTTGCAAAATCATCATTTTTTCCTGGACCATTTTGACTGTTTGTTAATCCGTAAAACGGACTAGCATAAAAAACTTCAATAGTTTGTCCTAATGTCTCGCCAATATTACCAGCTTCTCCAGTTTTTAACAACTGAACTTTTAATCCACCAAGATACAAGCTATCTAAATGTTCAATAACTCTAGCAATATACGGGCCAGCTTTCTTTGGAGTTTCTCCAGAGTCTGCTGATCTTGTTAATTCTGCCTTTGGGTTATTTTCTGCCATTTAAATCTCCATTAAAATGCTGTATGACTTTGTTGTGAAGGCGAAGCAGTTGTAACATTAATTGCTAAATCGTCGCTGCCAGCTGTGTTAGTATCTTGTTCTTGGTTTCTACGTCTTATCAATTTTAATCTTTGTGTAAACTCGCCCGAGTTAATTGAATTAGTGAGAGATGTTACATAGTACAATCCACTAAACGCATCAACAGGAATAGTATCTTCAGGGAATGTCATTGTTCCTGTTTCATCATTATAATCTATCGGTGTTCTAAAATTTAAAAGAATATCGACTTGACTTCGTTGATATTCCATTGTACCGTCTTGAGTTACGTTTAGACTTTCTATAGGTGCAGTATAGTTACCCATTCCGCTGTCAAATATAAAGAACGGATCTCCTAATATTTCTAATTCACATGTTACCAAATCAACATCACTATTAATAATTAATTCGTGGAATCTTAGTGCAGTTTGTCGTTTAGCGTCTGTGCCCATGCCTCCTACAACTGTGCTGTTTTCTACCAATTCAACCATCATCGGCTGACCTGTAGCACTTTGAGTACCTGTTGTAGATGTTATAGTTTGTGCATCTGTATCTTCTTTAACAGTATGCTCTGAAATTCCGCCAGTTTGTCTATCTATGTTATTTTGACCTGTATCTGCTTGAGTTGCTTGAAAAAATACTGCGTTTAGTTTAATGTCAAATCTTTTTACTTCTTCGTTTTGACCTGTATAGATATAATTGTATTCTTTAGCTGCTTTTTCTCTTAGGCTGTTGTACCCTATTGTAGGGTCGTTTGGCTTTTGTAACACACTATGATGTACTTTAAATAAAACTACACGATATTCATATACCATTGCTTTATAGCCGTTTTGACTATTTTGTGTAGGATTTTGTTTAGTAAAACATCTTGTTTCAATTCTAAACCAATCAATCATTCCGTTTTCGTCTGGAACACGTTGATCAACATTTTTTGCCCAATCAGTTGCAAGAATTACTTCTTCAATGATTTTTGTTATTTTTGTACCTGCTGCATACTGAAATACACGTTCATCTGTACTTACAACATTTTTACCTCTTGTAAAAACTTTATTTCGTTGATCATATTGCAACCCACTATTGCCCATTGGAGGTCTACCATCAGCTGTATGACTGCTAATAAAATTACTTCCACCTAAAGCGTTAACGCTGCCTGAGTCTTGCGATATAATTGAGAGGTTTTCTCCCATGCTACTTTTATTCATTACCATTCCAACAACACTACTCAAAAATCCTTCAAAATTTTGAGGTGCTTCTACTCCAAGGAAACCAGTAATACTTTGATATATTGCATTTACATCGCCGCTTTTAAATGCATTTAAAATACCGCTAACACTAGATTGTAATGATCCGTTTAATGCACCATTAATTACTCCACCAACAACTGCACCAACAACTGCACCAAAAAGTCCGCTACCGCCAGAGCTGCCGCCGCTGCTACTAGATCCCGCTGGCTTAGTACTTACAGTAGAACCTGCATCATCTTGGCTATCTAAAAATTTGTCTCTAGTAACTCCACTAGAAATATCTTGAGGGAATGTTATTACAATTTCGTCTGCTTCAGCGTTTTGTCCTTCATTTACACGTTCTTGCAAACGTCCATTCATAATAGTTGTTAAACTGTTTGGACCATTTTGTAACATTTCAACAAGTGTGTTACCAGTAATGCTTATATCTGTTTTTATTTGATCTATTTGATCGGTTAACGCTTGTTCATTCCAAGGCATTGCTTGAACATCATATACTGTTCCAGATTCATTAACAGTAAATTCAATATTTGTAAATTTTATAGGAACAAATCTTCTTAATGGCAACGTTTCGGTTGCTTGTATTGCAACTCCGTTGTCGTCATAGCCTACAAAATCAATTATTAACAAAAAAGGTGCTGCTAGATAGTTTGTATGTCCTGCTTGTGTTGCTGCTATTTTTAAAGTTTGTAAAAATAACCCCATACTATAAGGTTCAGTTACTTGAAACATTATACTAGTAGCGTTTGTTGTTCTTGTTCTACTGTTTGGTGTTACCAATCCTTCAATTTCAACATTATCTATTACATATTCTAGTTTTTTACCTAATTGTTCTTCAAAAAAAGTAGTTACAGCGTTAGTTGCACCGCCGCCGTTACGACAAATAGGAAGCTGCGGAGGATTTTGACGATAAGTCTCATCCGGAAACAGTTCCTCATCATGTGTAAGAACAGCTAATTCAAATATTGTGTTAAAACTAGCATATTGTCTTAACGGGTTTGGTTGTGGTGCCATATTATAATCCTAAAACCTTTTTTAAACTACTGGCCTTTGGCAAATATATTTCAACTCCTGGTCTAAAATCGTATAACGGATCGGATATAACATTCATATTACGCTGAGCAAAGACCCACCAAAGTTTATGAGAACCATATAAGTCAAACGCTAACAAATCAGGCCTGTGGTTGTACTGAGGTTCTATTTTATATAAGATATCGTCGTCCTCTGCAGGCACAGGTCTGATATTTAATATACCCATTTCGCCTGAATCACTGATTTTTGTTTTGTACCAAGGACTAGTTTTAGTATATTGTGCCATTAAATAAATCCTTCATCTCTTAAATTACCTTTAACAAAGTCGTCAAAGCTAAATTCGCTAACTTTTCCTCTGCTGTATATCGGTTGAAGTGTTACGCTTATGGTACTATCAGTAGGAACATAGGTAAATTCTTCTGTGTTTCCTGATTCTCCTAATAAAGGAACTCTAATATAATCAACACCGTTTGATAAATCAACAGTAAAGTTGGTAACAACACAAGGAACATTATTAAAAACAAAGTCACCATATCCATTTAACTTTACCATTGGCGGTGGAGATCCTTTATCACTAGTTTCTCCATAGTGCATTTTGCTTATACTACGCAAATAATGTATCGCTGCAACCCAATATTGGCCATCAGACACACTTTGAACAGGAAACGAGCCCGAAACAGTAATAGGATCTGCTTGAGATTGTTTATAAGTCGGAAATGCATAATTTGTATGCAATAAACTTAACATATTGTAACTTGCACTATGACTTAGTGTTATATTAGGAGTTGTAGGCCATATCATGCTATTGTCTGTATCAACTAACGGCTTTAACAACGGACTAGTCCTAAATGTACTAGAAGCTGGCAAACTTAAACGCACTCTCCAATTTTCAGTTGTATTGTTGTAAGACGATGAACTAAAAGTAGCACTTGTTATCTTTACCGGAGCAGGCTGAGCACCAGGTGGCAACGATCTACGGCGAATCAATGATCCTACTAAATTAGGGTTTTGTGCAAATTCTCCAGTTGACATTGCCATTTTTGTCTTCAATGACGGGTCTTCCGATCCTAATACGCCGTTGTTACTGTATACACTTGTACCCGAGTACACAGACCCTATACTTTCTAGAATTTGTGTGATATATTGAGTGTTGTCTGCCATAGAAATCTCCTTACAGTATTTAGTTGACAAAATTATCTGCGTATATTATAATAAATACAGTATAGGAGTAGCCATGGCTAGAAAAAAAGTAAATTATCTTAATAATAAGGACATGCTCAAAGAAATACACAAAAGTAAAAATTCTTTTTGTAGTTTTGTTTCCAAAGAGTATGCAGATTACAATATCATATTATCAAGTATAGATAAAATAAACCAAACAACCATTCAAGAAGCTAAAGAAAACAAAGCAAAAGCATTGTCAACGGCAGCATATGACGAAGCAAAAGCAGCTGGTAAGCAAGTAAAGCAAGCAAATTTTGCCATTGACCCAGAAAGTTTAAAAACAGAAGAACTTATTTTTAGAATTATGACGTTTGATCATATTCCTGACGAACCTGGACGTAAAAAGAATCCAAAAACAGTGGCAGACCATAAAGTTAAATTAAATTTTCCTCCGTTTCAACACTATAAATTTGACGACGACGGTAATTTAATATGTGTAGGCAAAAGTCACTGGGAAGGTGGCATGGAAAACGGACATTTCAACAAAGATCGCGGAGTTGCAACTAGAACACTTGCAAGTATGTGGTTAATGTTGGTTGATCGTTATGCAAGACGAGGTAATGTTCGTGGTTATACCTACAATGACGAAATGAAAGGTCAAGCAATCTTACAACTTTCACAGATAGGACTACAATTTGATGAATCTAAATCCAATAACCCCTTTGCTTATTATACCGCTGCTGTTACTAATAGCTTTGTGCGTGTTATTAACCTAGAAAAACGCAATCAAAAAATCAGAGACGACATCCTTGAAATGAATGACTTAGATCCTAGCTACACTCGTCAAATGGAAGGCGAATACGAAGCAGGACTAGCAAGATTCATGGAAGATCAAGAAAAGAAGCAAAAAGAATTTGACAATTAAGATTTTTTCTTTTATAATCAAAGTCTAAGTGGAGTATTTCTATTGTTTAAAAAAGCTGCGGTGTTTACCGACATACACTTTGGTATGAAAGGCAATTCACGTGTCCATAATCAGGACTGTGAAGACTTTATTGACTGGTATATTGAGACTGCTAAAGCACACGGATGTGAAACAGGCATCTTTTGTGGTGATTGGCATCATAATCGTAACAGTCTTAACCTTACAACCATGGACGCTACTATTCGTAGCCTAGAAAAACTAGGCGAAGCATTTGAAAAGTTCTATATGTTTAGTGGCAACCATGACTTGTACTACAAAGACAAGCGTGATGTAAGCTCAACAGAGTTTGCAAGACACATTCCTGGTATTACAGTAGTAGATAACATACAGGTTATCGAAGATGTAGCACTGGTTCCGTGGCTTGTAGGTGAAGAATGGAAACGCATGGAGAAGTTGCAAACCAAATATTTGTTTGGGCACTTTGAATTACCTAGTTTCTATATGAACGCATTGGTTAAAATGCCAGATCACGGCGACTTGCGTACTGAACACTTTAAACATCAAGAGTATGTGTTCAGTGGGCACTTCCATAAACGGCAGAAGCAAGGTAAGATTCATTACATTGGTAATGCTTTCCCACACAACTATGCTGATGCTTGGGATGATGACCGTGGTATGATGATATTAGACCGCGAGAACGATGCAGAACCAGAATACATCAACTGGCCACAATGTCCAAAGTATCGTACAGTTAAGCTATCGCAGTTGATTGACGAAAAGGACAGTCTTATCAAGCCTAATATGTACCTGAGAGTAACACTTGACATTGATATTAGCTACGAAGAAGCAAGTTACATCAAAGAAACCTTTATGGAACAGTATGAATGTAGAGAGATTACTCTTATTCCACAGAAGTTAATTGAAGAAATTAGTTCAGAACTTGATATTGCACAATTTGAAAGTGTAGATCAGATTGTAAGCAATGAAATTAGTGCATTAGACACAGATAGCTTTAATAAGAAGCTACTACTAGACATATACAATGAGTTAGCATGATCAAAATAAAAGACTTAACCGTAAAAAACTTTATGAGTGTGGGTAATGTTACCCAAGCAGTTGACTTTAACAGTGAACAACTAACACTTGTGTTAGGTGAAAACCTAGATCAAGGCGGTGATGACACTGGATCACGCAACGGTACTGGTAAAACTACTATTATTAATGCGTTATCCTATGCATTGTTTGGTAATGCACTAACAAATATCAAAAAGAACAACTTGATTAACAAAACTAACAGCAAAGGCATGTTAGTTACACTTAATTTTGACAAAGACGGCAACAGTTACAAGATTGAACGTGGCAGATCACCTAACGTTCTTAAATTTTACATCAATGACCTTGAACAAGTCGAAATGGATGATCAAAGTCAAGGTGATAGCCGCGAAACACAGAAAGAAATCGACACGTTGTTGGGTATGAGCCACGATATGTTCAAACATATTGTTGCACTCAACACTTATACCGAGCCGTTCCTTAGCATGAGAGCAAATGATCAACGTGCTATCATTGAACAGTTGCTTGGTATTACTATTCTTACTGAAAAGGCTGACGGATTAAAAGAAAAGATTCGTCAAACTAAAGATTTAGTCACCGAAGAAACACTAAAAATCAATGCTATTGAAGCAAGTAACAAAAAAATTGAACAAAGTATTGAAACTCTTATTGGTAGACAACGTGCTTGGGAGGCAAAACGCAGAGATGACGTTAAAAAACTTGAATCTGCTATTGAAGAACTAGAAAAACTCAATATCAACGACGAATTAGACAAGCATGACAAACTAATTAACTGGACAGAGCTTAACAATCGTATTACAAGCCTTAATAAAGAAAAAGCAACACTAGAAGCAGCACTAATGCGAGCAACTAAAAGCGTTGACAAGGCTGAAAAAGATATTAAAGAACTAGATACTGCTATTTGTTATACTTGTGGACAAGAACTTCACGCAGATAAAAAAGCAGAAATTGAAACACGTAAACAAAAAGAATTAAGCGATGCACTTGCCTATCAAACAGAAGTTGCTGACAAATTAGAAGCAACTATGAACACATTAAACGAGATTGGAGACATCAACGGACGTCCGAATACGTTTTATGAGACTGCAAAAGAAGCATATGAACATAGAAACAATGTTGATAACTTAAAACGTGCATTAGAAAACAAAAAAGACGAGACAGATCCGTATCAAGAGCAAGTTGATGACCTAAAAACTACTGCATTGCAAGAAATTAGTTGGGATTCTATCAACGAACTCAATAATTTAAAGGATCACCAAGACTTTTTGCTTAAACTGTTAACAAACAAAGACAGTTTCATTCGTAAAAAGATCATTGATCAAAACTTGGCGTATCTAAATAACAGACTTACATACTATCTTGACAGACTTGGACTACCTCATCAAGTACAATTCCAAAACGATTTAAGTGTCGAGATTACACAACTTGGACAAGACCTAGACTTTGATAACTTATCACGTGGTGAACGTAACAGACTCATACTAGGTATGAGCTTTGCATTCCGTGATGTTTGGGAAAGTTTGTACCAAGGTATTAACTTATTGTTTATCGACGAGTTAATTGACTCAGGTATGGACACAGCAGGTGTTGAAAATAGTCTTGCTGTGCTAAAGAAAATGGGCAGAGAACGTAGTAAAAACGTTTTCCTCATATCACACAAGGACGAACTAGTTGGTAGAGTTAACCATGTTATGAAAGTCATCAAAGAAAATGGCTTTACAAGTTACTCTACTGATGTTGATATTATAGAATGAAACACGACGATACACACGACGAGCTTGTAAAAACATATTTGAAATATTTTTCTGCTAGTGAATTATTTGAACGTAGGCCAAGTATTCGCAACAGCAGGTCGGCTCGTCGTGAATTGAGAAAACTTATTACACTAGCAAAGACAAGACAAGACGAAATTAGGCAAAAACATTTACAACATCTTGACGAATGGCGTGAAGAAAAAGGCACAGATCAAAATCGAGACTAGGCAAAAATCTATCTTATACATAATGTATGAGTTGGACATATCAAGGCAAACCTGTAGAATCTATTGATGACGAGTATGAAGGCTTTGTATATCTAATAACAAATCTCAAAACAAATCAAAAGTACGTAGGCAAAAAATTAGCAAAGTTTAAAACAACCAAGCCACCACTTAAAGGCAAAAAGAACAAACGTCGAGGCTACAAAGAAAGCGATTGGCGTGAATACTGGGGCAGCTCAGATAGGCTGAATGCAGACGTACAACAACTAGGCGAAGAAAATTTTTCTCGTGAAATACTTTATTTTTGCAAAAGCAGAGCAGAAATGAGTTACATTGAAGCACGAGAACAATTTGATAGGCGTGTATTAGAAACAGACGAATACTACAACGGTATCATCAATGTAAGAGTTGGTGGTTCAGACAAGTTACGCCAGGCACTACTAGAACATAACAAGGCAAAATAACTGACACTGTTTGATCGGGGCTGCTCGATCCTCCAAAATTCTGCGTGAAAGATCGCCGATGGTGTGGAGCGTCAGCGTGTAGAAGCATACGATAGGCTGAAAAGATTGTGGCTCTGAGAAAAAGCAACCACATAGGTAAGTGATTTCGCTTGTTAGGGATTAACTGCCTTCCGTTGATAAGACGAAGCTAGAATAGGGGGATACAGGTCAACCGCCTCCGCTTATAGTTTACAAACTATAAAATTTCTTTTAACAAGATGGCTGAAGCAACTCGAATAATGCTCAAAAGCTACCTTCGCCCGGCAACGGGCGAATTATGACTTCACAATCTGAATAATACTAAAAGCATATGCATTCGCATATGCCTTACTAATACTATAATCACAAACAGATAATTCGTGTTGAGTGTTAACGAAAACACAAATGAGCTTTAGCTCATTTCAACTAAATACATTAACAAAGTAATGGATATCACTGAACAATGAAACTTCTTGAAGTAATTTCTTATAAAAACACAGAAAACAAAATTGATGAAGAAATAGTAGTTACTCCTTCAGGTACTGGGCGTGATCGTGTGTTTAATATTGTAGATACTGATAGTGGTCAGGTTCTTGGATCTAATCCTATAAGAGGTAGTGCTGATAGAGAAGCTGAACGTCTACGAGCTTCACGCACACCTAGTTCTCCTTCTAGCAATGACACTGCTCAACCTAGAGTTCAAAGAGAAAGATCAAGTCGAGCAGCTAGTATAGCAAGTGAACGTACTTTGTTATTCCATTCTAACGATGGTTCTCAAACTAGAGCATTGAGATTTGAAAATCCTGCTAATGCACAAGAAGCACTAAGTCGTTATAATGGTAGTGATCCTGATTTCGATGTTGATGCATGGGAAAGAGATACAACTCAACGCTACGGTAGTAGTGTTAGACCATACAATGGTAGAAATAGAGTTCTTAACTATGCAAACAGAGTTGGTATAGAACGAGACATTGATAGAGAACGTTTGCTAAACAGACCAAGATGGCAACGTGTTATGACTGGATTTTGGTTTAGAACACTTGAAAGAGCCGGTATTGCTGTAATTACTGTTCTTTCTGTTATGGCAGTTATTGAAGAAATCGAGGCTGATGTTGAAAGCGGCGAGTTATCTAGAGAAGAAGGTCAAGAAGCAATTAACATGGCTTGTTCAGCAGGCTTGGCAACATTTATTTTAGATCTTATGGTTGTGTTTGCAAGTGCTAGAGTTATTTCAGTTTTAAGAAAAATTAGAATTGCATGGAGAGCAGCCGCAGCAGTACAAGTTGCAGCATCGCCGGCTACGTTAGGTGGTACTTTAGTTACTGGTGCATTAACATTTGTATTAGGCGAAATTGGTTTTTGGGCATTACGAGCTTTAATACAAAGCACAGGTGTTCAAAGAGCAATTGCAGAAGCAATGGCCAACAGTGTGTTTGCTGAAATATTTAATTTTGCAGGCAGTGTTATATTTGGTACTGCACAAGGATTACGCACTATTGTTGGCGGTTTAATGGGCGGTGGCCCTGCAATTAGCGATGCATTCTTCCAAGAAAGTCCTGCCGAAGCACCAACAGGATTAGCAAGTGCTGCAACACAATGGGCAAGAGAAACATTTGCATTTACATTATTTGGTAAAAGAGCAAAGCGTCTTGTTCCTTACACAACTGTTGGTGCAAGACAAGCACAGGTATTTGAAGTATTAGGCATTGATCCAAATACTACTCCTGAAGAAACAACAACAGCACCAACAACACCGCAACAAACCAACCCTGGCAGAGGTGATGGCAGAGCAGAAGTTGAAAGACGCAGACAAGATAACAATGGACAACCAGCTGCAACAATCGGCGGCCAGGAACTTAGTCAAGCTGAATTAAATGCTGCAAGAGAAGTAGCTGGTGGTGCTGTTGATGCTGTTCCTGCACAACCAACAGCACCAAGAGGTAACCCAAGTGGTGCATCTAGTTGGGAAGACATGACTCCTGAAGATTTTCGAGCAATGGCTGCAAGTGGAAACTTTGGCGGTTAAATCAAAGGCATTTTTGCATTTTTAGTATTTTCAATATTGCCTTTGATAATATTGTTAAGCATTTCAGCATCACCAACATCGGTATCATAAAATAGAGTTTCAAAAGAAACTCCACCACGCATGTACCAAGTCAATCGATAAAAATTTTCTTTGTGTTGTTTAATTCTATTTTCGAAATCCTTGGCTAGTGCTTCAATTTCATGATCTTCCTGGAACACTAGCCTCGCCCGAAAAAATCTGATTGGTCCACTCTAATAATCACGGAGTTCTCAGCACCACAACCGCATTGTACTTTTTCCGGAGGTATTCTCCAAACTTCAGATTGGGTATCTATATGTTTTTTAATTTTCTTAAAATAACTTAGATCTGCTTCTTGAATAAATTCTAAAATTTCTGCAGGGTTAGTTTCAATTTCACCATCTACTTCGATTGATTTAATATGTTCAAAAATAATTTGTACATTTAAATTAGAAATTTCAGTTAATATTTTATCTGTTTCTTTGTTTCTTTGATCTTCATCTGTTATCTTTGGAATTTGAATTTGCAAAGTACGTTGTAATGCAATCAAACGTTTTTGTATTTCTGTCCATAGTTTGTAAGTCAATGGTTCAACATTTACAACTAATCCATCTTCGACAAAAATTTTATCTTTGAATTCTAAAGTATTGTAAAAGTCAATGTATTTCTGAATAGGAATATCATAGGAGTTTTGCTCTCCGCATTTTTTACAAACATTTGAAACTGACAAGTTTTCTCCATAACTTGAAAGTCGAATTGCAAGTAATATTGCATCAATATCTATAGTAACTACTTTCCAAGGATCAAGAATACTAGGAATACAACTTCTAATATTGTTTGCAGTTGCTTCTCCGTTGATTAATGCATCAGGAGTTCTATAAAGTATTTCATCGTTGGCTGTCATACTAAACACTGGAATATCAGTTGATGTGTTATCATCAAGTGTGCCATCTTTGTAAAACTTGCCTTTACTGGGCAAATTTATATAAATTTTAGGTTGACGTTTAAATTTTTTAAGAGGACTTTCTCGATGTTCCATTGCTTTTTTCCTATAGATAAATAGTATATATACCTATTTAGTGCGTACTTTTTTAAAGGAATTTGATTTTGGCAGGTGAAGATCTCGGTTTATTTGGCAGACAGTTAAACATTGCTTCCGGCGGCTTAGGGCTGTTTAGAAGTGCAGTTTCTGATGCAGCTCAGAGTGCAGTTGGCATTGCTGGTAACTTGTTATCCGGCAGTATGGCTCTTACTGACTACAGCGATGCACTTGTTACTAACACAAAGTTGTTTGGAGTACTTGGTGACACTATCAAGGGTTTAACAAAATTTGCCGAAGCAAGTTTAGAAGAATATCAAAGTTTAACAGGAATTGGTGCAACGTTTGGTAAAGAAATGGTCGAAATAAAAATGACCGCAGCCGAACTTGGTATGACTGTTGAAGATATGACCAAAATGTTCCAAAACAACATGAGTTCCTTGTCAAACTTTGGCGGCACTACAGATGCAGCAGTACAATCGTTTAGAGCATTTAGTAAAAGTGTTTTAGATAGCGACCTTGGTACTAACATGCGTAGAATGGGTTATACTGTTAGCGACATCAACGAACTGTTGTTAGCACAAGGAGAATTAATTCAGTCTGATCCAATGGGACGAGCTGCTGGTAGAAATCAAGATGTATCTGCTGAAGCAGCAATGCGTCTTGCTACTGAAATGGACAGGCTATCAAAACTAACTGGTAAACAACGTTCTGAAATACAAGATCAAATGCTTGCTGATAGACGCAGAGGTGATTTACAATTCTATCTACAAGGTAAAAGTGCAGATGAGCAAGAAGCATTTAACAATACACTAGCTAACATTCGTACTACAATGGGCGACGATGCTGCGGATGCATTTATTGACATGGCAATTCGTGGTGCTCCTGTTACTGAAGCAACACAACAGGCATTCTTAGCAATGGGTGCCGAAGGTCAAGCTGCAATGAGTGATCTAATTGGACAATTAGAAAGCGGTGCAAGTTTTGATCAAGTAAGCGGTTCGTTATCAAACTTCCAAGGTAGTGTTGTTGATTATATGAACAGTCAGGAAGCAGCTAACATTGGTATGCTTGGCGGCATGAATGCAACAAGTAGTGCATTTGGCAGTATGAAAGAACAACTGTATGATTTTGAAAACAGAATCAATGCAAGTGCTCAAGCAGGCGAAACAGCAACACAGACTATTAATAGATTGAATGGCGAGATTGCTGCACAACAAGAAACACAATTAGAGTCAGCAGAAAACAACATCATTGACAGTACAATTGCTATGCAGGAGCAAATTCGTCAAACTGTTATGGAAGTGCAACGCCAGGCACTTGAACGCCTAGAAGATATGGGTGTACAAGCAATTAATACTGTAAGAGATACAATTGGCGATAACATAGAACAAATTTCAGGTTTTGTTAACAATGCAATTGACGGATTATTAACTGTAGGCGAAAGTGCAGTTAATAATGGTGCTCAAGGTGCAATTCAAGAATTAATGAATCAGCTAATGGGCGGAGGTGCTGGTGCATTATCAGATGAAGAAGTTGCAGCAGAACTTGGCGGAATTAGTGAAGCTGTTGCAGGTGTTTCACCACCGATTGTTGAAGCAGTTAATGGTGCAAATGAAGATCGTGCAGCCGATGAAATTGTCACTCAAGAACAAGTTGATACTGCAAATCAAAGTTTATCAGAAGCAGTAACTCAGCGTCAAGAAGCAGAAGCAGCACTATCAGAATTAACTAACAGACAAACAGAATTAGTACAACAAGGACAGTTTGAAAGAGCTTCAGATTTACAAACTGAAATTAACGTAGCAGAAGCAGAAGCAACTAGGGCAGCAGAAGCAGCAGAAGCAACTAGACGTGTTGCTGAAAGTTTAAGTCATATGCAACGTACTGGTAACGTTAGAGGATTTGCAAGCGGCGGTAGATTAGGTGCTGGCGAACTAGGTATGGTTGGCGAAATGGGTCCTGAATTTGTTACTGGTCCAATGAATGTGCTTGATACTATAAGTTCTAGAAATGTTATGGGACTAATTCAAGCAACACAATCAATTGGATCTAACTTTGCAAGACAAGCTCAAGATAGCACAGCAATGCAGCAGAATATGATAAGTACAAGTGGTGATATGAAAGATGTTGTCAGCAGTTTACAAAACAGTTTTGGTAATATGAATGGATTATTATCAAGACTTGTTGATATTCAAGTTGGTGCAGCAGACTCACAGAGAAGAACAATGAAAGCAACTAGAGGCTTAGGCGGGAATTTATTAAAAGGTGTTAACGCATGACGTGGAAAAAGTATTTTACTCCTGTACCAACAGGAAATAATCCAAACGGAAGTTATAGTCCGTTTTCTCAACGTGGTACAGGTAATATAGGGCCCGCCGCTGCTAATTATAGTTCTCACCTGCCTGATGTTTATGTAGGATCACCAAATCGTATTGAACGTTACAATCAATACAACACAATGGACAGCGACAGCGAAGTGAATGCTGCACTTGATATTCTTGCTGAGTTTTGTACACAAATGAATGTGCAAAATGACACACACTTTAAATTAGACTTTAACAAAGAAGCAACTAATGTAGAAATAAAAATCATTGGTGAATATCTAAAACAATGGTGTAGATTAAATGAATTTGAAACACGTATGTTTAGAATTATTCGTAATTCATTTAAGTATGGCGATCAATTCTTTGTACGTGACCCAGAAACACAAAAGTGGTTTCATGTAGATCCTAGCCAAGTTACAAAAATTATTGTTAACGAAAGCGAAGGTAAAAAACCTGAGCAATATGTTATTAAAAATTTAAATTTTGCGTTTGATGTGTTGAGTGCAACACCATTAAACACAACTAACAGTTACGGCCCAGGCGGAACTAACGGATATCAACAAGTAACAAATCAATTTGGTACTGGCGGTAACAGTACTCCGTCAGGAAATACAAATCGTTTTGAACGTACAGAAGGCGAAACTTTTGTAGATGCTGAACATGTTATTCATTTAAGCATGAGCGAAGGTTTAGACAACAACTATCCTTTTGGAAACAGTTTACTTGAGAGTATATTCAAAGTATACAAACAAAAAGAATTATTAGAAGATGCGATTATCATTTATAGAGTTCAGCGAGCTCCTGAAAGACGTGTTTTTTACGTTGATGTGGGTAATATGCCTAGCCACCTTGCTATGCAGTTTGTAGAACGTGTTAAAACGGAAATACATCAAAGACGCATCCCATCAAAAACAGGCGGCGGCACTAATGTCATAGACAGTTCATATAACCCTCTGTCAATCAACGAAGACTACTTCTTCCCACAAACAGCTGAAGGTAGAGGATCAAAAGTTGAAACACTACCAGGTGGTACAAACTTAGGAGAGATTGATGACCTTAGATACTTTACTAATAAGTTGGTACGCGGCCTACGTATCCCAAGTTCGTACTTACCAACTGGAGCAGATGACGGTGCTAGCCAATATAATGATGGACGTGTGGGAACAGCATACATCCAAGAATTACGTTTTAACAAATATTGTGAACGTTTGCAAAGCCTAGTTGAAGAAGTATTCAACAGAGAATTTAAACTCTATCTAAAAAACAGAGGTGCAAATGTTGATTATGCAATGTTTGATTTACAACTTACACCTCCGCAAAACTTTGCAGCGTATCGTCAGGCTGAACTTGACAACAACAGAATTAACACATTTACTACTATACAACAGATTCCATTTATGTCAAATAGATTTGCATTAAAACGTTTCTTAGGACTAAGCGACGAAGAGATTGCAGAAAACGAACGTTTGTGGAGAGAAGAAAACGAAGAAAATCTAGAAATGCCAACAGATGCTTCGGGTGAACTTAGATCTGTTGGAGTAAGCGGTGCAGGTATGGCGTCAGATTTAGGCGGCATGGAACCAGATCTTGGCGGAGACATTCCTCCAGTTGAAGGTGGCGAAGCAACACCACCTGATACAGCAACAGGTGGTGAGTTAGGTGGTGAGCCGGCTGGCGGCGGCGTTGAGCAAACAATATAAGATAAATAATAATATGATATTACGTGAACTTTATTACTTTGATGATAAAACAATGGAACCTGTAGAAGATGAAAACTTTGATCTACAGGACGATACCAATGCCTATGAAAAATCAGATACTCGTAAAACTAAGTTAACATTGAAAGATATCAATAAAGCCCGCAAAGCAAGTGATATGCACCGTAAATTGAAACAAGAAGAATTGAGTCTTGTTAGACAAATGTATGGAGCAGCAGCACAGGCAGCAGCTGGCGGTATGTAATGACTCAAAAAATATCGTTTGTTCTTGGCAACGGTGTCAGTCGAAAATCAATTAATCCAGATGAATTAAAACAACACGGTACTATATACGGATGTAATGCGTTATATAGAACCTTTTCTCCTGACTATCTTGTAGCAGTTGATACTAAAATGATTATTGAAATCACAGATGTTGGTTATCATTTAGATCATGAAGTATGGACTAACCCAAACAAGCTAACAAAACGCACACCAGGTGTTAATCTTTTTAATCCAAATAAAGGCTGGAGCAGTGGTCCTACAGCATTATGGCTAGCAAGTACACATAATGCAAGTGTTATCTATATACTAGGTTTTGATTATGTAGGTGTAGGCGACGACAATGATAAAGTAAACAACATCTATGCAGGAACTAAAAATTATAAACGAGTTGAAGACCGAGCAACGTATTATGGGAACTGGACTAGACAAACTGCTACTGCAATTAAATCGCATCCACGTAATAAATACATTCGTATAATTGAAAAAGAAAAGAGTTTTATACCAGAGCAATTAGAAAATTTAGACAATTTAGAACACATTTTACTTGAAGATTTTAAAAAAAATTTCAAGCTAACCCCTTATAATTTATAAAATGTGCTGTTTTGAGCCTATTTTAAGCATATATTTTTCAAAAAGTGTAAATATAATAGACAGCCTTGTAAAGATATATAAAGGAGATTAACAATGACTGATCGTAACAAGTTCGAAGAAATGCTTGAACGCCTTGTCAATGAAGACAGAGAAGGTGCGGAAGAGCTTTTCCATGAAATCGTGGTAGAAAGATCACGTGAAATTTATGAATCACTTCTAGCAGAAGAAGTAGAAGATGATATTGATGAAGCAACTGATGAAGAAGTTGATGAGTCAGAAGACGAATTAGAAGAATCAGAAGATGATGATCTAGACGAGTCAGAAGATGACGACCTAGACGAGTCAGAAGATGACGACCTAGAAGAAGGTTTCTTTGGTGAAGAAGATCCTGCAGACGACATGACTATGGACATCGAAATGCCAGGCATGGGCGGCGACGAAGATGAAATGCCAATGGACATGGGCATGGACGACGAAGGTGGCGAAGGCGACATCGAAGACCGTGTAATGGATCTTGAAGATGAATTAGAATCATTGAAAGCAGAATTTGAAGCACTAATGGCTGATGAAGCTGGCGAAGAAGAGCACGGCGACATGGACATGGGTGGCGACGAAGATGAAATGCCAATGGACATGGATTCAGAAGAAGGCGACGAAGACGAAGACGAAGCTGAAGAAGAATCAATTGCATTTGAAGCTGAAGAAGATGAAGTAGAAGAATCAAAAACTCCAAAAACAGCTGGTGAGCAAATGCGTGAATATGTTGAAAAAGTAACTGCAAAAATGGGTGACACAGGTACTAACGGTACTAAATCAGCTGTTGCAGGTAAAAACGACATGGGCGGCACAGCATCAAACATTGCACAGTCAAAAGCTGAAGCAGGTGTTGAAGCTGGCAAAGGCCAACTAAAAGGAAATGGCGTACTAAAAGGTGCTCCAAAAGATATGAACACTAAGAACGTAAACGTTCCTGGTGCGAAGGGTGCTACTAAAATGGCATCACAACCTGGCCACGGTGCTGAGAAAAAAGGCAAGCCAGAGCAAGCCGGTAATACTAACCCTATTATTGGTAAATAAGAGGACCGTTTGATGAAACTACTGAACGAACACTTGAGTTTTGACCAGGCTAAGATTGTCGTTGAGTCTGCTAATGAAGGCAAAGATCTTTACATGAAAGGTATTTGTATTCAAGGCGGAGTACGCAACGCAAATCAGCGTGTTTATCCCGTAAATGAGATTGGCAGGGCTGTCACCACGCTCAACGAGCAAATCCAAGGTGGCTACTCAGTGTTAGGTGAAGTAGATCACCCAGACGGACTTAATATCAACCTAGACCGTGTATCACACATGATTTCAGAAATGTGGATGGACGGACCTAACGGTTACGGTAAACTAAAAATACTACCTACTCCGATGGGACAACTAGTTAAAACAATGCTTGAAAGCGGAGTTAAACTAGGCGTCTCATCGAGAGGTAGTGGTAATGTAAAAGAAGATGGATCCGGTGAGGTAAGCGAATTTGAGATTGTTACAGTTGATGTAGTAGCTCAACCAAGTGCACCGGGAGCATACCCAACACCAATATATGAACACCTAATGAATTCACGTGGTGGACTTAAGGCGTTCCATACAGCAAGGGAAGTTCAAGGCGACGAAAAGGCACAAAAGTATTTAAAAGAGAGCTTATTAGACATAATAAGCAAACTCCGCTAACTAGGAGAGGATAGAAAATGTTAGATGCACTTAAATCACTCTT